CCGATGATTGGAAAGCAGGTAAGAAAATGGAACCAAAGTTAAGAACTTTTGTACCAGTTATCGTAAGAGGTAAAGAATCAGAAGGAGTAAAATTCTGGGGATTCGGTAAGACAGTTTATCAAGATATCTTAGGATATATTGCTGACCCTGATTACGGAGATATTACAGACCCAAATACAGGTAGAGATATCGTATTGGAAGTAATGTCAGCAGAAGAATCTAACGCATCTTATCCAACAACAACAATCAGAGTTAAACCTGCAACAACTAAGTTAGCAGATACACCTGAACAAATCCAACAATTATTAGATGGTCAGAAAGAAATTACTGAATTATATTCGGAATTATCTTACGCTGAATTAAAATCAGTTTTAGAAAATTGGTTGAACCCATCAGCAGCTGTTGGTAGTGATGATATCATTGAAGAATTAGAAGCACCAAAACCAAAAGCACAACCTGCTAAAGTTGAGGAAACAAAAGAAATTCCAGGTGTAGGTATTGGTTCTTTACCAAACGACTTACCTTGGGAAGATGAAACTCCTAAAGCTCCAAAAGCAAAGGACGATGTAGCATCAGCATTTGATGATTTATTTAACAATTAATAATTAGGTTACAATGGCCAAAAGAGAAGAGGATTTAGCAAGTATTCTTGCTGACTCATTAAACAAACAAAATAAGGATGGTAAGATTGCCTACTTTCTAAATGATGAAGGTGGTGATGCTCCTACCAATGTTAAAGATTGGATTTCAACTGGTAATGCTATGTTGGATGTCGCAATCTCTAATAGACCTTATGGCGGCTTCCCGGTTGGACGTATATGTGAGATTACGGGTTTAGAGCAGAGTGGAAAATCTCTGCTCTCTGCCCATATTCTTGCGGAAACACAACGCAAGGGTGGAGTGGCTGTATTAATTGATACCGAAACTGCCGTAAGTAGGGAATACTTAGAAGCAATCGGAGTAGATATTTCAAAGTTATTATATGTTTCAGTTGACACCGTTGAAGGTATCTTTGAAGCATGTGAAACAATTATTGAAAAGGTTAGAACAGGAGACAAAGATAGATTGGTTACAATCGTAGTTGACTCAGTAGCAGCTGCATCTTCAAAGAAAGAGATGGAAGCTGACTACGATAAAGATGGTTACGCAACTGACAAAGCTATTATCATTTCAAAAGCAATGAGAAAAATTACCAATATGATTGGTCGTCAGTCAATCGCTTTAGTATTCACAAATCAATTAAGACAAAAGATGAACGCAATGTTTGGTGACCCGTGGACAACATCGGGTGGTAAGGCATTAGCATTTCATAGTTCAGTTAGATTGAGATTGAAGAATATGGGACAATTAAAAGCGGGTGATAGAATCGTAGGTATTAAAGTTCGTTGTCAGGTTATTAAAAACCGAATGGGCCCACCATTGAGACATGCAGACTTTGACATTTTCTTTGACAGAGGTATTGACAACTATGGTGGATGGTTATCGGTTATGAAGGATGGTAAAATCGTTAAACAGGCCGGAGCATGGTATGAATACATTGACATTGATAGTGGTGAAGTTATGAAGTTTCAATCTAAGGATTTTCCTAAGATGTTAGAAAACTTAGAACTAAAAGATCAAATCTATCGTAGGATTTGTGAGGCAACAATATTACAATACAAAAATTCCGCATCGGAAGAAGTTGAAGTTACAACGGACGAAGCAAATGAGTCAGATTAATAAGAAGTATTTAAATATACTAAAAGAAATAGATGAAGAACATAAAGGATTTGGAGACCTACATAGGAACTCAAAAACCTTAGTAATTGATGGTCTTAATACCTTCATTCGTTCTTGGTCAACAGCACCGAATCTTAACGATAACGGTGACCACATTGGAGGCATAGTCGGTACTTTAAAAAGTATCGGCTTTGCAATCCGTACAATTAACCCTACAAGAGTTGTCGTTGTTTTTGACGGCAAAGGTGGTTCACAAAGTAGAAAAGACATATATTCTGGTTACAAATCGGAAAGAGGTAAGAACAAAATCAAAATGAGATTAAATCGTGCCGCATCCGTTGAAATGAATCCTGAAGAGGAAGGTGTATCAATGAAAAGACAAATGTCTGCATTAGGTGAACTACTTTCATCATTACCTGTTTCCATTATGATTTATGATGGAATTGAAGCGGATGATGTTATGGCTTACATTGCTACAACCCTAAGACAAGAAAACGAAAAGGTTGTGATAATGAGTACGGATAAGGATTTCCTTCAATTGGTAAATAAAGATGTGAGTGTATATTCACCATCTAAAAAGAAAGTTTACAATATTCCAGAAGTAGTAGAAGAATTTGGTATCCACCCACATAATTTTATTAATTTCAGAATGATTGACGGAGACAAATCCGACAATGTGGAAGGTATTAGTGGATTGGGTGTTAAATCAATTATGAAAGCATTTCCAATGTTATCAGAACACCAATTAGTTGATACTACCGATATGGTTAATTATGTAAACACATTACCCAAAAAATCAAAAGCACACGAATTATTCTTAAATAATTTGGAAATTTGCGAAAGAAATCGTAAATTGATGCAGTTAGCAGAACCAACATTTAGTGGTAATCTCCGTATGAAAATTATGGATAGATACAACGAACCAACTACCAAATTTGACAAACAAACTTTCTTAAAGTATGGTTTGAAGAATAGAGTGTTAGAAGGTTTCCCAAATGTGTTGGACTGGTTACAATCAACATTTTCACATATAGCAAAATTTTAAAAACAAAAAGTTATGGCAAAGTCAGCAGACAAATTAGCAAAACCATTAGGAGACAGAGTCCTATTGAGTGAATTAGAGGCAGAAGCTTCAAAAACTGCCGGTGGTATTATCATCCCAGATAGTGCAAAATCGGAAGATGTAAAAAGAGCAAGAGTAGAAGCCGTAGGTGACGGAATCTATACACAATCTGGAGTAGCAATTCCAATGAGTGTAAAAGTAGGTGATGAAGTAATTCTTCCACCATATCATCAGGGAGTAGAAATTAAAGTAGGTGGTAACAAATACATCTTACTTAGAGAATCGGAATTATTAATGGTTATTAGATAACATAAAAACATGGAGGTCAACAATGAAGTGTCTTAAAAGTAGTAAAACAGGAAATATTATCAGAGTAACTGATAGAGAAGCAAATAGTGCATCAAGTGAGTGGAAGTTTATTCCAAAATCAGAATGGAAAGCATTACGACCAAAAGCTTCGGTAAAACAAGTTGAAGAAATTGAAAAGAAAGAAGAAACTCTTTCAGAAAAAGCATTGAAAAGAAAAAAGATTGGTGAAAGACAAAGACCAGCTGAAGATTTAGATAACTATTTAATAAGTAAGTAATGCAAGAAGTAGATACACTAGTCAAATATGGCCAATCGTATCAATCTAAAGTTGTTGCTTCTCTTATAACAGATGTAAAGTTTTTAGAACAAGTAAGTGAAATTACTAAACCTTTATTCTTTGAGTCTCAAGCAAATCAATGGATTGTAAAAGAGGTTCAATCATACTTTGATGAATATAGAGCAGTTCCGACAATGGAAGTGTTTAAGATTAAAGTTGGTGATATTGAAGATAAGGGATTGAAACAAACAGTAGTTGAACAATTAAAGAATGTTTATTTACAGGTTGGTGCAAATGATATACCATATGTAAAGAAAGAATACCTTACATTTGCAAAGAATCAGAAAGTTAAAGAGGCTCTATTCAAATCGGTAGACCTATTAAAGAACGGACAATACGACCAAATTATAGATACAATGATGAAAGCATCTCAAGTAGGTGTTGAGTCGGATTTAGGTTTGGATTATATTGAAAACTTTGAATCCATTTTAGAAGATGTTAAAAGAGATTCCACACCAACAGGGTGGGATGTTATTGATGAATTAATGGATGGTGGTTTAGGACCAGGTGAGTTGGGAGTTGTTATGGCACCATCTGGTATCGGTAAAAGTTGGTTCTTATCTAAAATTGCATGTGAAGCTCTAAAAAGAGGTTTAGATGTATTACACTATACTTTAGAATTATCGGAAAGTTATGTGGGTCAAAGATATACTACAATTCTTACTAATATTGGAACCGTAGACCAAAAGGAACGAAAGGATGAGATTATTCGTAAAATCAAACAAGTTCCAGGTAGAGTTCGTATCAAATACTATCCACCACAATTTGCATCGGCTAAGACAATATCTGCTCATATTGAGAAGGTAAGACAAACTGGATTCAATCCAAAACTTATTGTAATTGATTACGCAGATTTATTGAAGAGTGGTAATGGTAATAGAGATGGTCTATACGCAGAATTGGGGGGTATTTACGAAGAGTTAAGAGGTTTGAGTGGTGAACATAAGATTCCCGTTTGGACAGCAACACAAACGAACAGAGCAGCAATAGACCACGAAGTTATTGGAGCGGATAGTGTAGGTGATTCTTATAAGAAAGTTCAAACTGCAGATTTCATTATGAGTGTGAGTAGAAAGACCAAAGATAAATTATCTAACACAGGTCGTATTCACATTGTAAAGAATAGATTCGGTCCTGATGGAATGACTTTCCCTGCAAAGATTGACACATTTACAGGTACTATGGATGTATTTGCAGCAACATCAGTAGATGGTATGTCATCAACTAGAGATAGTAAAAATGGTGAAGGATTGGAGAAAAAACTCCTACATAAAAAGTATGTGGAAAACATGGGTTAATTATGAGTGAAGTAAAATCTTATATAGTTCAAGAAACAACTTTTAATCATACGGTTAGAAAATTTCTTAAAAAATGGCACTATTCCGATTATGTAAATATACAAGCAAAACATACTTTTTGTTTATTCAAAAATGGTAAGTTTGATATTCCCGAAATGATAGGAGTTTGCATATATACAAGGCCCGCAGGCCCATCTGCAGGACAAACATACTATCCAAAAGCACCCGATAGAGTGTTAGAATTACGAAGATTGTGTTTAATTGACGAAACACCCAAAAACGCAGAGTCTTTCTTTGTTGGAAGAACTTTGAGATGGTTGAGACAAAACACAGATTGGGAATTTGTTATATCTTACGCAGACGAAGAACAAGGACATAGTGGGGTTATATACAAGGCATCTAATTTTAAATATTTGGGTAAAACAAGTTCGGGTAAAAAATTAGAAGTAGATGGTAAATCATTTCACATTAGAACTTTATCTATGTTAGACAGACCATATGGTGTGGAGATAAATAGAAGATACAAAGCAAAGGATGTGGGGGTTAGGGTGATAGAAACATTACCTAAAAATATATACACTTATCCATTAAAGAAAAATTGAGATAAGTATTAAAAAATTAAAAAAAGTGTTAATAAATATTTTCAAAAAAACCTAAAATTAACTAAAGAAAATGAGGTATAATGGTGGTAGACCAGATATATATCTTTACATTTCCCACTTTTTTGGGAAAAACATTTATTAACGAAAATTAAAAATTTACAAACAAAATGGACATTTCAAACAAAATTTTATCTGAAATTACGGTTTATATGAAGTATGCAAAATACCAACCGGAATTGCAGAGAAGAGAAACATGGCATGAGTTGGTTACGAGAAATATGGAAATGCATATTAAAAAGTATCCACAATTAGAACAAGAGATTAGAGACAACTACAAATTCGTATATGATAAAAAGGTATTACCATCAATGCGTTCAATGCAGTTCGCAGGTAAACCAATTGAAATGTCACCAAATAGAATTTACAATTGTGCATTTGCACCGATTGATGATTGGAGAGTATTCTCAGAAATTATGTTCCTATTATTAGGTGGAACAGGTGTAGGATATTCGGTTCAAAAACATCACGTAGATGCATTACCTGAAATTAGAAAACCAAATTCAGATAAAACTCGTAGATTCCTTATTGGAGATTCTATTGAAGGATGGGCCGATAGTATTTCAGTATTAGTTAAAGCGTATTTCTTTGGTGGAAGTAAACCTCAATTTGACTTTAGAGATATTAGACAAAAAGGTGCAAGATTGATTACATCAGGTGGTAAAGCACCGGGCCCTCAACCTTTAAAAGAATGTCTTATCAAATTGGAAGGTATCTTAGATGCTAAAAAAGATGGTGATAAATTAACTCCATTAGAAGTACATGATATGGTTTGTCATATTGCAGACGCAGTATTGGCAGGTGGTATCCGTAGAGCAGCATTGATTTCTTTGTTCTCTGCAAATGACGAACAAATGATTAGTTGTAAGAGTGGTGCGTGGTGGGAAACAAATCCACAAAGAGGCCGTTCAAATAACTCAGCAGTATTGATGAGACATAAGATTGACAAACCTTACTTTATGGACTTATGGAAAAGAATTGAAGCAAGTGGAGCAGGTGAGCCTGGTATCTACTTATCAAATGATAAAGATTGGGGAACTAATCCATGTTGTGAGATTGCATTGAGACCTTTCCAATTCTGTAATTTATGTGAGGTGAATGTAAGTGATGTAGTTGACCAAAATGATTTAAACGAAAGAGTTAAGGCAGCATCATTCATTGGAACATTACAAGCGGGTTATACTGATTTTCATTACTTAAGACCAATTTGGCAAAGAACAACCGAAAAGGATGCCTTAATCGGTGTAAGTATGACTGGTATTGGTAGTGGTGCAGTTTTGAAAATGAATATGAAAGAAGCAGCAAAAGTTGTTAAAGAAGAAAACAAAAGAGTTGCAGATGTATTGGGAATTAACCATTCTGCAAGAACTACAACAGTTAAACCTGCAGGAACAACATCATTGACATTAGGAACAAGTAGTGGTATCCACGCTTGGCATAATGATTACTATATTCGCAGAGTGAGAGTAGGTAAGAATGAAGCAATTTATTCTCACTTATTATTAAATCATCCAGAATTAGTAGAAGATGAATATTTTAGACCACATGATACTGCAGTAATTGGTATTCCACAAAAGGCACCATCGGATGCAATCTTTAGAACCGAATCTCCAATTCAATTATTGGAAAGAGTTAAGAAAGTACATGGTGAGTGGATTAAACCAGGACATAGAACAGGAAACAATACACACAATGTATCTGCAACAGTTTCAATTAGAGAACATGAGTGGGATGCAGTTGGTGAGTGGATGTGGGAAAATAAAGAATATTACAACGGACTTTCAGTATTACCTTACGATGGTGGAACTTACATTCAAGCTCCTTTCGAAGATTGTACAAAAGAGAAGTACGAAGAATTAATGAAAACACTTACAGAAGTAGACTTAAGTAAAGTTATTGAAATTGAAGATAATACAGATTTATCAGGCGAAGTAGCTTGTGCAGGAGGTGCATGTGAAGTTAAGTAAGATGCATGACGGATTAATTCAAAATATTATTAACGGAATATATGGGCAAATTAAAAATAACAGATGACCCGGAATTATATTATTTGGAAAATGGTAAAGTGGTGTTCACTCCTAAGTACCACCTTCAACGAGGTGATTGCTGTGGGAGTGGGTGCCGTCATTGTCCATATATTCCAGTTGGTATAAAAGGAAATAAAAATACAAAACAAAAACAAAATGGTAACAGTTAAAAAATTCTCAGCAGTATGGTGTGGCCCTTGTAGAGCATTAGCACCGGTAATGAATGAAATCAAAGGTAATTTTTCAAATGTAAAATTTGAAGAATATGATATTGATGAATATAGTGAAATAACAGAAAAATATGGAGTTCGTTCAGTTCCAACAGTAATCATTGAAAGAGATGGTGTTGAACTACAAAGATTTTCAGGACTTTCATCTAAAATGGCATATACAAACGCAATCAATGAAGCAATAAAGTAAATTTGGTATTGTGAGAAAAATTAGTTATATTAGACATATGAAATTAGTAGGTGAATTACATCCAATGCATAAACTGACGGAAGAGCAGATATTGCAAATTAGGGAACTATATAAAATAGGTCATAGAAATATTAATGTAATAGCTAGGAACTATGGAGTATCACCTGCAAACATTAAGAAAATAGTTACAAACGAAACGTGGAAACACATGGTTAAGTGGCCATATGAAAGTACAAGATAAACAATATTGTGATACTTCCAAGTTTAGTGTAAGGTTAATAGAAAAGTCGGTTGCAAAGAATATAATAGTAAAGCATCATTATTCTAAACAATGGACAAAAGTTAGTTACGCATTAGGTTTGTTCTACGAAAATGACACCGAACATAAATTCTTTGGTGGAATAAATCAGGAACTAATTGGAGTAATTTGTTATGGTGACCCGATTGGTAGACATTGTGGAGCATCTATAAGTGAAACATTGGATAGAACGGAAGTGATGGAATTAGTAAGACTTTTTGTATTTGACGGTTATGGTTGTAACATTGAAAGTTGGTTTGTCGGAAAGTCCTTTGAATGGTTAAAAGAAAACGCAAAACAAATAAGAGCATTGATATCATACTCCGACCCTGTGCAAGGACACAAAGGACAAATATATCAGGCAACAAATTGGTTATATCAAGGAACAAGTATTAGACCAAACGACACATGGTCTTTTCGTTTTGAAGAAGGTGGTAAATGGATACATGGTAGAACTATGGCACCTTATTGGGGAACGACCTCACCTTTCAAATTACAAGAACTTATTGATAAACCATTTTGGGTAAAAAGAGAACCAAAGAAACATAGGTATATCTACATTTTGGGCAAAGATAAAAAAGATAAAAAGGAATTGTTGAAAAATATAAAACATCCTTTATATTCATATCCAAAAACATTAGAAAAATATACTGAAGAAATATTAAAATTAGAACCAATTGAAAGAGTTAAATAAGTTATATTGTGATACGAGTAGAGTATCGGTTAGAGAAATAAGTAGTTCAGTTGCAAAAGAAATTATAGTTAAGAAACACTATACACATGCATGGACTGCGTGTAGATATTCATTGGGTATCTTTTACAAAACCGATGAGTCAAATGCATTAGGAGATAGTGATAAATTGATTGGATGTTTAGTGTATGGATTCCCAGTAGGTGCAAGAGCCGCAAATTCGGTTTCAGATTCAATTACAAAAGATAACATTTTAGAATTGACACGATTGTATTGTGATGATGGATATGGTTCAAACATTGAGTCATATGCGTTAGGACAATCGTTTAAGTGGTTTAGAGAAAATGATAAAGCAATTAAAATCTTAATCTCATACGCAGATAACGGACAAGAACATTTAGGAGGCATTTATCAGGCAACCAATTGGATTTATCAAGGAATGAATACCGATATTGCATTGATGCCAAATTACGGAATATCACTTTCAAATGACCCTTACAAATGGATTCATAGTAGAACTGTGTTTTCAATGTGGGGTAGTGGTAATTTAGAACATCTTAGGAGAGAAATAGGTAAGCAAGGATATAAACAATTTTGGAGAAGGGAAGAACCACCAAAACATAGATACATACAGGTATTGGGTGCAGATAAAAAAGAAAAAAGAGAATTACTTAAAACTCTTAAACACAACCCTAAAAATTATCCAAAAGATACAAGAGAATTTAATAAGGACATAGAACTCCATACTACAATTGCACCTGAAACGGAGTTGGCAAGTAAGTTTTGGTAATTTGGATAATTTTTAGTATATTACATGTATGAACAAATTTTGGGATAGTAACATAGAAAACGGTGGAGAGTTTGTATTTGAAGCAAACAAAGAAAAATTAATAAGAAATTTAGATATGTTGTCTGAAATGCCAGTTGAAGAACAAACACTCTATAAAAAGTGGCAAGAGTTCAATTCGGATTTACATTCATCTATGATGAAACTACCATCTTTACAACAACATTACGATAAAATTTGGAAACCAACGGACATCTTTAATAAAGAATTAACAATATCCGAAATCCAAAACATGCAACCATATGTTGAATTGGTAGAAGATGTTTCAAAGTGGACTGAGGTTAGAAAATTGATTAGTTCAATGGAGTTTACAGCAAATCCAGGTCGTAATCTTAAAGCTTTTGTAAAAGATAGAACAAGTGGTAAGATATTGGGTGTCATTAGTTTGGGTAGTGATGTGGTTTCCGTTAAAGTAAGGGATGAGTTTATTGGTTGGACTAAAGAAGATAAATTCAAAAAAGGTAAATTAAATTGTATTGCCATGGGTACTTCAATTGTACCAACTCAACCATTAGGATTTAATTTCTTAGGTGGTAAATTAATTGCAGCTTTAACAACATCACCTACATTTAGAAATAAGTGGAAAGAACAATATGATGATATAATGGTGGCAATGCATACAACCGCTTTATACGGAGCATCTTCACAATATAATGGTATTCCTCATATGAAAACATTGGGTGAATCTGCTGGTAAAATTGGAACAAAACCTGATAATTGGATTTACAAAATATGGCACGATTACATTAAAGAAAAGTATCCAGAAAAATACGAAAAGGCAATTAACGCCACAGGTCCAAAACAAAACATTATAAATTTAATATTAAAAGAACTTCAAATAAGTCCTACCAAATATCATCATGGATTTCAAAGAGGTATTTACTTTGCACAAATGTATGAGAATGGAAATGATTATCTTTGTAATAAAATAACCGAAGAAGAATTGATATTAAAACCAAAATTTGTAGAAGGTGATGACTACACCATTCGTTGGTGGAAAGATAAAGCAATCAAACGATATACAAAATTGTATGAAGAAGGTAGAATAAAACCAGAAAGTTTGTTTTATATTGATTTAATTGGAATGACTTGGGAAGATTGTAGAAAAAAATACTTAAAAGAAGTGGGGAGATAATCATGTACCAAAATATATACTACGAAAGACAAAAGAATTTAATGCATCTTTGGGATGACAAAAGTGGATATCAAACAATGCCATACCGAAAGTATGCATATAAGAAAGACCCACATGGACAACATCTTTCAATGAATGGTGAAAGATTAACTCGCATTTCAAAATGGGAAAAAGAAGATAACGATGATTTATTTGAATCGGATGTTCCTGAAACTACAAGAGTATTAGTAGACATTTACGATAGTGATATCCCATCAACAGGTCATAGAGTTTTGACTTTTGACATTGAGGTTGAAATGATATCAGGATTACCAAATACCAGAGAAGCCCAAAACGAATTAACAGCAATTGCTGCACACGATGGAGCTACAAAATTATATGATGTATTCGTATTAGATAAAGAACGAAAAGTAAAAAACAATGCCAAAAACTTTAGTAAAGATGGGAGAGAAGTTACTCTTCACATTTTTGATAACGAGAAAAATCTCTTACTTGCTTTCCTTAATTATTACGAGGAAATTGACCCGACTATTCTTACGGGGTGGAATATAGATTTCTTTGATATTCCATATTTGTATAATAGAATTAAAAATGTGTGTGGTGAAGGACATGCAAAAAGACTATCTCGTATCGGACAATGTTTCTATTCACCATATAGAGAGAAATGGTCTTTCGGTGGTGTATCCATTTTGGATTACATCAGTTTATACAAACAATATAATTTCGGTTTAGAAAGTTCATATACATTGAACCACATCGCAACGAAAGAATTGGGTAGAGGTAAGGTTGAGTATGAAGGAAGTTTGGATGATTTATTCGTAAACGATTTAGAAAAGTTTATTGAATATAACATTGTGGATGTGGACTTAGTAGTTTCAATGGATGAGAAATTAAAATTCATTGATTTATGTAGGGCGATATGTCACGCTGGGTATGTTCCTTACGAAGATTATATGTTTTCGTCAAAATGGTTAGAGGGAGCTTGTTTAGCATACCTTAAAACAAAAGGAATGGTTGCAACAAACAAACCTGCGGATAGGAGAGAAAGAATGCAGGCTTTGAGAGATAACGACCAAGAGAAGTTTATAGGTGCATATGTAAAAGAACCTATTGTTGGAAAGTATGATTGGATTTATGATTTGGATTTGACATCACTATATCCATCAATCATTATGACACTAAACATCAGTCCAGAAACAAAGATTGGTAAGATTTCAAATTGGGATGCAGAACAATATATCAAAGGTGAAGAAATTACATATAAGTTAGTCGGTAAAGATGGTGATACATACGAATATAACCGTCAGGAATTAGCAGATGTTATCAAAGATAGTAATTTAGGTGTAGCGGCGAATGGAGTTCTTTATATACAAGATAAACCAGGCCTGATTGCGGATATCCTTAATACATGGTTTGAGAAACGCGTGGAATATCGTAAGTTGGAAAAGAAATATGGTGAGGAAAAAAACACCGAAATGTATGAATTTTATGGTAAAAGACAACATGTTCAGAAAATCCTTTTGAACTCAATGTATGGTGTATTAGGTCTACCGGCATTTCGTTTCTATGATGTGGATAATGCGGAGGCGGTAACACTAACAGGACAAGTCGTAATTAAAAAGACGGCTGAAATGGCAAATAGAAAATATTGGAAAGAATTAGGAACAACCGATGACTACAATGTTTATATTGATACCGACTCAATTTATATGATGGCAGAACCTTTGGTAAAACATAGATACCCAGAATATAAGACATTTGATGAAAAGAGAATGGCAGTTGAGGTAGACAATATTGCAACCGAAACACAAACATTCTTAAACTCATTCTACGACCTATTGGCAGAGCGATTTTTCTTTATTCCAAAAGAGAAACATAGATTTGAGATTAAAAAAGAATATATCAGTAAAGCGGGATTTTGGGTAGCAAAGAAAAGATACGCACAATGGATGATTTTGAAAAATGGTATTCCGTGTGATAAGTTAGATGTGAAAGGATTGGATGTAGTTAGAAGTTCGTTCCCAAAAGCATTTCAAAAGTTTATGTCTACAATGCTGAAAGATATTTTAATGGGTAAAGACCATGATTACATAGATGACACCCTATTGACATTTAAGAAAAGCTTACCAACTCTTCCTGTAAATACAATAGCAAAAGGAGGAGCAATTAAAGAATTGAGTAAATATGATGATGGAAGTTGGAAAACGGGTTCATCAATTGCTAGCTTTGAAAAGGGAACACCTGCACACGTTAAAGCCGGAATATCTTACAATAGATTACTTAAGTTCTTCAATTGTCCATTTAAAAATGAACCAATTAGAGATGGTGATAAAGTTAAGTGGGTATATCTTAAAAATAATCCATTGGGTTTAGAAACACTTGCATTCAAAGATTATAATGACCCAAAAGAGATTATGGACTTTGTTGAAACTTACATAGATAGAGACAAAATATTTATGGCAGAATTGGAAAACAAATTAGATGACTTTTATAACGCATTAAAATGGGACAAAGTCACAGCAGATACAAAAACAGCAAAGAAATTCTTTGCATTCTAAAAAATTATTCGTATATTAGTAAAACAAACAATAAAATTTAAAACAAATGAACAAAAACAATTTATTAAAATTCATTCAAAAGTATTCATTAGGTGGACTTATTGAATCAGTAGCATGGAATGCAGACGGAACAAAGTTATCGGTTAGATTTATTTCAGATGACAAGACATTATTGGGTGAAGTAGAATACAATGCGTATACATCTACTCCAATGAATGTGGGTATTTACACAACATCATTATTGAAAAATATGATTGGTGTATTGGATAACGACTTAACATTAAAAGTTGACAAAGCAGGTGAAAAATCAGTATCATTGAAGTTATCTTCTGACGAAACTGAAACATCGTATCAATTGGCGGACTTAGGAGTTATTCCTCCTGTTCCAGATTTGAAAACATTACCTGATTTTGGTATTTCAATTGATATGGCGTCTAATATGATTGACAAATTTATCAAAGCAAAAGGTGCATTGAGTGATGTAGATACTTTCACAATCTTTACCGAAGGTGGTGATTTGAAGATGGCAATTGGTTATTCTTCTATCTCTACAAACAGAGTTACATTTACTGCACAAAAAGATTATGCAGAAACAGTAAAACCAATTTCATTTTCAGCTAAGTATTTAAAAGAAATCTTAACTGCAAACAAAGAAGCAACAAATGCAAAATTAAAAGTTTCAACCGATGGTTTATCAAATGTTGAATTCCAAATTGATGATTTTGTATGTAAATATTATTTAGTAGAAATTTCAAATTAATAAAATGAGTGAACAGTTAGAATTATTCCCAACGGAAGTTGGTTATGAATTATCCCCACAAGAGGAGATAAAAAACAATTCTGATAATATTGTTGTAACTAAAAAATATTATGACGATTGTGAGTGGTGTTTTCAATTCAATGATGGTGAACCAACTATATTTGCATTCACTAACCCACCACAAAGTAAAAACGAATTGACATTTACCATTGATAATTCAGACCAATCTGCAATGATATTTACAAATAAAGATGGACAATTTAAAATATTTGCAAGAGAAATTACTGAAGAAACAAAACTAAAAAGAGAAGAAATATATGCAAGTAAAAATAAAGAAGCTTAATCCTTCCGCAGTAATTCCAACTTACGCAAAAAATGGTGATGCCGGTATGGATGTGATTGCAACAAAAGTAATAAATGAAAACTTAGGTTCTATTACATATGGAACCGATATTGCAATGGAAATACCTAAAGGATTTGTAGGATTGATTTTTCCTCGCTCATCTATCAGAAAAACAAACTTACAATTGAGTAATTCGGTTGGGGTAGTTGATAGTGGATATAGAGGTGAAATTCAAGCAACATTCAATAAAATACAAGGAATTGATAATATTGAAAGAGATAGTTATAAAGTTGGTGATAGAATTTGTCAAATTATGATTATACCATACCCACCTATTGAATTTAAAGAAGTAGATGAATTAACAAACACCGAAAGAGGCGAAGGCGGATTCGGAAGTACCGGTTCTTAAAATAAATTTATACTAAATGGTTGAAAAATATTGACTTCATATATTTATATTAAAGAAACAAAATGTTAATATACAAGGTTACTAACAAACTAAATGGTAAAATTTATATAGGTAAAACAAAACAAACTTTATCTAAAAGAAAATCCGCACATTATAAAAGAGTGATGGAAAACTCTCCAACTAATTTTCATAATGCATTAAGATTATATAGTAAAGATAATTTTATATGGGAAATATTAATAGAATGTGGTGATAGTATTAAATTAAATGAATATGAAATACATTTTATAAACGAATATGACACATATAAAAATGGATATAATATGACTGAAGGTGGTGATGGTGGTATTACTTATAAAAAAGGTGACGAACTTTATAATAGAGTAAAAGACAAATTAGGCAAATGGAAAAATGGAAATCCAGGAGCAACACCAATAGCCATTGAAAAAAGATTAAAAACATTCCAAAATACTCAATGGGTATCAGGAGAATTACATGGAAATTTTGGTCATAAAAATAATGTTGGAATATTAGTTGGAGAAAAAAATCCTATGTTTGGAAAAACACCAACAAATGCTAGGAAAATTAAAATAAATGGTGTATATTACGATAGTATAAAAAAAGCATCATTAGAATTGAAAATGGCTGAAAAAACCATAAGAAATAGGTGTTTGGATAATAAAAATATAAATTATGAGTTTCTTTGCAAATAACATAAACAAACAAGAAAACACTCTTTGGGTGGAGCGCTACAGACCGAACAAGTTGGAAGACTATGTTGGTAATGAAACCATCAAAGAAACAATTCAGCAGTATTTAGATGCAAACGATATCCCACATCTATTGTTATACGGAAAAGCAGGAACTGGTAAGACCACACTTGCAAAGTTAATCGTAAACACAATCAAATGTGACTTTATGATTATCAACGCATCGGATGAAAATAATGTGGATACGGTTAGAACAAAAGTAAAGAACTTCGCATCATCGGTTGGATTTGCAGGTTTCAAAGTAATCATATTAGATGAGTTTGATTATATGACACCGGGAGCACAAGCGATTTTGAGAAACTTAATGGAAACATTCAGTAAGCATTGTCGTTTCATCTTAACCTGTAATTATATTGAGAAAATCATTGACCCTATCCAAAGTAGATGTCAATCTTTCGCAATCACTCCTCCGACTAAAAAGGATGTGGCAATTCAGGTAGCAAAGATATTAGATGCTGAAAAAATTAAGTATGAACCAAAGAATATGGCTGATGTGATTAATTCATATTACCCAGATATTAGAAGAATACTCAATACTTGTCAATTACAATCTGCAAAAGGAGAATTGAAAGTAGACCATAGAATTATGGTTGAATCAAACTTTGCAAGTAAACTTATTGACTTATTGAAATCAAATGACGATAAGAGAAATTTGTTTATGAATATCAGACAGGCCGTAGCAGATAACAAATTAAATGACTACTCCGAAATGTATACAATGTTATACGACAAAGTTGATGAGTATGCAACTGGAAATGTTGCAAATGTGATTTTGACAATTGCAGATGGATTATCAAAAGATGCATTAGTGGTAGATAAAGAAATCGTATTTATGTCTACAATTATACAAATATTAAACATTATAAAATAAAAATTATGCAAGAGCAAATGAACCAGTTACCAACGAATTTTAACTTAAACGATGCAAGAGATATGGATTGTGAATGTGGTGGAAAGATATTTTTACCAGCATATAGATTTAAAAAAATATCTCGTTTATTAACAGGACAACCAAAAGATTCGGTTATGCCAATTGAATTGTATGTATGTTCATCATGTGGTAAACCATTACAAGAATTATTACCACAAGAATTACAAGAAACAAAAATCACAGAATAATGGCAGCAAAATTGTTTGACCATATCAATGCAATAACTACCATACAAGACCCCAAGTATTTTGACAAACTATCTGACGAAGATGTTAAGACTTGGAGTAATTTTATGATAAATAGATTTCTATCAATGAAACCTGAATGGGTTGAGTTGGTAGCATCTCTATTGCCTTTAACACAAACTCTACAACCAAAAGAAATGTATAAGTTGTATATTAGTGTTATTCCAAAAGGTAAATACTTTTTGAAATATATAAAAGGAAAATCAGAGGATAAATATGAACAATTCATAGTTGACTTATTAAAGAAAGAATATGATTGTTCAGAAAATCAAGCAATTGAATATTTGGAGGTTCTTTATTCAACGAGAGAAGGTAGAGAATATATGAAATATGTTAGTGAAAAATATGGTATAGATAAAAAACAAATAACTAAATTGAAACTTAAGATATAATTTGGTAAATCCAATTATTTGTCTTATATTACAGTTATTATGGCAAGAGTATCATTTTCACAATATAGTATGTGGCATAGTTGTCCACAACAATACAAATTAGCATACATAGATAAGTTAGGTGAATCATCATCAAACATTCATTCAATCTTTGGAACTGCAATGCATGAGACACTCCAAAACTATTTGGAGAAGTGTTTAAGAATATCAAAGTCACAAGCTGACAAAATGATTGACTTAAAGGAATATCTAAAAGAAAGAATGAGAGATGCATATCTTAAAGAAACGGAAGGTGAAATAGGAAATACTACAATATGCACCAAAGAAGAAATGGTGGAGTTTTTAGAAGATGGAAATGTCTTATTAGATTGGTTTCAAAAACCCAAAAACTTTAACAAATTCTTTTCGTTAAAACACGATGAGTTGGTAGCAATTGAACAACCTATAAACACAAAGATTTCAGAGAATGTAAACTTTATGGGTTTCATAGATTTGATTATCAGAGATACCTTTACAGGCAGATATAGAATCATTGACTTTAAAACTTCTACAAGGGGTTGGAGTAAATATCAAAAATCAGACCCAGTTAAAAGTGCACAAATCCTATTATACAAAAAGTTCTATGCTGAATTGATTGGTATTTCCGAAGATGTGATTGATGTTGAATTTATCATATTGAAAAGAAAAGTTGAAGTAAGAGAGGACATCCCAACACATAGAATCAGTAAGCATGTACCTGCAAATGGTAAGGTGTCGGTAAATAAAGCTTGGAAAGGTTTTACTGAATTTGTGGAAAGTGTATTTGACAAAGATGGTAATTATAGAACCGATGTAGAATTCCCAAAGAATGCAACCAAACTATGTGAATGGTGTGAGTTTTTTGATAGAGGAATATGTGATAGAGGATTAAAAAATTTAAATTAAACAATATATATTTTAAAAATAAGTTATGGCAAAAAAGAAGATTCTGTTATTATCAGATGATTTGAGAATGGCGAGTGGTATCGCCAATGTTTCCAAACAATTAGTATTAGGAACGGTTGACAAGTATGATTGGGTTCAGTTAGGAGCTGCAATTAAACATCCAGAAGCTGGTAAGGTTTTGGATCTAAATGATAGTGTGAGAGAATCAACTGGTGTAAAAGATGCAAGTGTAAAAATTTATCCATTTGATGGATATGGTAATGCAGATGTAATTCGTCAATTATTAATGGCCGAAAAACCTGATGCAATCTTACACTTTACTGACCCGAGATATTGGATTTGGTTATATGATATTGAACATGAAATCCGTCAATCGGTGCCTTTATTCTTTTATCATATTTGGGATGATTTACCAGACCCAAAATACAATAGAGATTACTACGAAAGTTGTGATTGGATTGGTTGTATTTCAAAACAAACTTATGGTATTACCAAAAGAGTTTGGAGTTGGGATAAAGAAAAACATTGGACTAAACCTGCCGATTGGCAAGTTAGTTATGTACCACATGGAATTAATTCCGAATTATACAAACCGGTAGATGTTCCACAAGACTTTAAGAAAAGTATTTTTGGTGATAAGGAGTATGAATTTGTTCTTTATTGGAATAATAGAAACATTCGTAGAAAACAACCGATTGATGTAATTCTTGCATTTGACAAATTCGTAGAAGCATTGTCACCTGAACATAGAGATAAAGTTTGTTTATTAATGCATACTAATCCAGTTGAAGAACATGGTACGGATTTACATACCACCATTGAACATTGTTGTTTATCAGAGACAAATGTGATATTTGCATCAAACCGTTATACGGAAACCGAACTAAATTATTTATATAATATGGCAGATGTAACAATCAATGTTGCATCTAATGAAGGATTTGGATTGGCAACTGCAGAATCTGTAATGGCTGGAACTCCAATCATTGTAAACGTAACTGGTGGATTGCAAGACCAATGTGGATTTAGAGAAAACGGAACAGGTAAGTTATTGACAGCGGATGATTATGTAGAAATAGGTTCACTACACGATAGACATAGAAAGGCGGGTGTAGTTTGGGGAGATTGGGTTACACCAATTTGGCCAGTTCGTTCAACAACAGGTTCAGTTCCTACTCCATATATCTTTGATGATAGAATTGATTTTGAAGATATCAGTCCTTTAATTATGGGTTGGTATAAAATGCCAAAAGAAGATAGAGAAACTGCCGGATTAAAAGGTAGAAAACATTTCTTGGGAGAAGGTAAATTAAGTAGAGAAGCAATGTGTGATTCATTAGTTGAAGGTATGGAAGGGGCATTTGCAAATTGGAAACCAAAACAAAAATTTAAGTTAATAGAGTTATAATATGAAACCAACATTAGTATTTCAGGCACCAGTAGCAACAAGAAGTGGGTATGGTGACCACGCGAGAGATTTATTACATTCTCTTTATAAATTGGATAAATTTGATATCAAAATAATTAGTACTCGTTGGGGAGTGACTCCAATGGATGGATTAAATTATGACAAACCATTTCATAAATGGGTAGTGGATAATATTATACCGAATATTCAGCAAAAACCAGACATCTATATTCAAGTAACCGTTCCAAATGAGTTTCAACCATTGGGACATTATAACATAGGTATCACTGCCGCTATTGAAACAACTCATTGTGCAATAGATTGGGTACATGGTTGTAATAGAATGGATTTAATTATAGTGCCATCTCAACATTCAAAAGATAGTTTAGTAAAAACCGTTTATAATGAGGCAGATAAACAATCTGGTCAATTAATTAGACAAATTAGAATTGAAAAACCGGTTGAAATAATTTTTGAAGGATTTGATGAAATGGATTTCGGAATAGACCATATTGCACATATTACGGAATTGGACACAATCAAAGAAGATTTTGCATTTTTATTTGTGGGTCATTGGTTAAAAGGTGATTTGGGAGAAGATAGAAAGAATGTTGGAATGATGATTAAAACATTCACAATGGCATTTAAAAACGAAAAAATTAAACCAGCATTAGTTCTTAAAACGAGCTCAGCTGGATTTTCAATAAGAGATAGAGAATCTATTATTAAAAAGATTAGAGAAACATTGGGTAAAGATTATAAGTCTGTTCCAATTTACTTATTACATGGTGATTTAACTCCATCAGAAATGAATGGATTATATGAACACCCAAAAGTAAAGGCTATGTTGAACTTCACAAAAGGTGAAGGATTTGGTAGACCCTTATTGGAATTCAGTTTGACAGGTAAACCTGTAATTGTTTCTAATTGGAGTGGCCACTTAGACTTTTTAAAACAAGGGGCGGTATTATTGGAAGGTGAATTAAAAAATGTACACGAATCTGCAGCAGATCAATTCTTATTAAAAGAATCACAATGGTTTAATGTAAATATTTCAAAAGCATTGACTACAATCAAAGATGTTTATAAAAATTATGACAAATATAAAGTTGAATCATTCCAATTGGGTAAACAAAATAAACAAAACTTTGGATTAGAAAAAATGACTAAATTGTTTGATGTAATTTTAAATCAGTATGGTATTTATACTAAGATACAACCAAAGTTTCAACAATTACAATTACCAAAACTGAAGATGTTAAATAAATAATGGCAAATTATAATCCAATATATCGTAAATTCATAGACGAAAGAAATTATATAAATCCTAAAAAAATGACAAGGGGTAGATTTTATTTAATTAAGGAATATGAATATGTTGATGGAACGAAAGGTAAATATACAGAAACAAATGCACCAATAATTTATACATTATTTGCATCAGCATCAAAAGATATAGTTCATGCTGTAAAAGTTTCAAATGTAAATCCACAAATTATAAAAAGATTTTTTGGTAAATTTATAAATGAAGATACTGAATTATTGGAAATGAAAGGAGGTGCAAAAAAGTTTTACTCTGCCGTTGTATCAAAAGTTCCAGTTGTTTCAAATGATTCATATAGAACTTATAAGATTAGTGGATTTGGACAAATTATAGAATTGGATATGGATGTAAACCAACTTACACCAAAAAATAAAAATGTAATAGGTATAGATAAAAAATCCCAATTAAAAAATAAATAGTTATGACATCAAAAGAATTCGTTATTTGGTTAAAAGGTTTTACGGAAGGAGTACATGAATATAACATCACTCCAAAGCAATGGGATTACTTAAAAGAAAAATTGGCAGAAGTTAACGATGGAGCTCCAATAGGTGAAGGTGGATGGGGAACACCAAATATTACTCCAATGTGGCAACACCCACACTATGTAGACCCATACAATCCATATAAAATAACGTGTAGTAGTGGTTCATTTGGAACAATTGCAACAACACCAGGAGGTGGTTCTATAACAATAGCTAATCCACCATTTGGATTTGGAAGTACATCAACTACATATGGGTATCCTAGTGGTTCTGCATGGAGTTATACAACATCAAACGAAAAAGTATTTTAATGAAAACAGCATTAGTAACGGGAGGTTGTGGATTTGTTGGATATGCATTATCAATAGAATTAATTAAAAGAGGATACCAAGTTGATGTAATAGATAACCTTTCAATTGGTAAAGAGTCAAAGATACCAGACGGATGTAACTTTTTAGGTGGTGATATTAGAGCTATGAATAATATAGATGATAAACATTATACTTACATATTTCATTTAGCAGCATTGAGTAGAATACAACCTTCATTCAAAAATCCAACACTAACATTTTCAGTTAATGTAGATGGTACTAAGCAAGTGGTTGAATATGTATATCATAATAAATCTAAATTAATTTACGCAGGTTCATCATCTCGTCATCATAATCCAATGTTATCACCATACGCACTAACAAAGCATATGGGAGAAGAGTGGATAAAAATGTTTAGGGGAGTTTATGGATTAAACGCAGAAATTGCTCGTTTCTATAATGTGTACGGACCAGGTGAATTAGTTAGTTCCGATATGGCTGCTGTTATTGGAATATGGAGAAATGCTATTTCAAACGGAGAACCAATCAAAATACATGGTGATGGTGAACAGAGGAGAGATTTTACTCATATTGACGATATCGTAGATGGTTTAATCCGAATTGCAGAAAGTGATGAAAAGCATGAAGATGCGTGGGAATTGGGAACAGGTAAAAACTATTCTTTAAATGAAGTTGCAGATATGTTTGGTGAAATTAAAAGAGAATATGTGGATGATGTGAAAGGTAATTATAAAAAAACATTAAGATTAAATAACGATACCATTGAAAGATTAGGATGGCAACCAACTGATAAATTAAAAAGTTATATAAATGAAATTAAGTTACGCAATAACGGCCTGTAATGAGGTTGAAGAAACAATTAGATTGGTGAATCAATTGTTAAACTACAAAGGAGAGAACTCAGAAATAGTAGTCCTCTTAGATACACCAAAGTCACCAATTGAATTAATTGAATATTTGGAATTACAAGGTAATGCAGATAAAATTACATTGATTGAGTCTGAATTTGATAATGATTTCGCACAATGGAAAAATCTATTGAATTCACAATGTAAAGGTGAGTGGATATTCCAATTGGATGCTGATGAATTTTTGGAAAATGATTTAATTTACAATTTAGAAGATATATTAGATACCAATTTGGATAAAGATTTAATATTAGTTCCCCGTATTAATACCGTTGAAGGATTAACTCAGTCACATATTGATAAGTGGAAATGGAATGTTAATGAAAAAGGTTGGGTTAATTTCCCAGATGTTCAAACAAGAATATACAAAAACAAAGAAACAATTGGTTGGACTGGCAAAGTACACGAAAGAATTGGTGGATTTGAAAATTATACAAACTTTCCATTTGAAGAAATATATTGTATCAAACATCCAAAAACGATTGACAGACAAGAAAGACAAAACAACTATTACGATACTTTATGAAAATAACATTCATATACGATTACAAAGATGGTGAAACTTGGTCAACACCAATGGCTTTGATAAATGAATTTAAAGAACGTGGGTGGGAAACGGAAATCATACCTATTACGGCAAACGATGATTCAGCATTACAATTATGGATTCAACAAGATACGCCAACCGATGTTGTATTGTTTATGGATTGGGGAAGAATAGATTCTAAGTGGTTGGATAAAAGTTTAAAACCAAATACATTTTGGATACAAGAGAGTGGAGATGACCCACAGAACTGGGTTAGGAATTATCCAAAATCACATAGATTTCATTATACGATAACCCCTGATAAAGAAAGTGCAAGACACTATGTTAATAATGGTATAAAGGCAGAATGGGTAAATCATTTTGCAGATACTAAAGTTCAGTTCCCAATGAATTTAGAACCTGAATATGTTGCGGTAACGAGTAGAGGAATTGGTGGTTCTGAATTTTTAGACCATCTAACACATTGGGCGGAAGGTGCAGTTGGAAATAAAAATAGAATGGGTGCAAAAGAACATACTGAATTTTTGAACAAAGGATTGATGGTTATTCAAAATAGTAGATGGGGAGAAATTACTCGTAGAATTTTTGAAGGTATGGCCTGTGGTAAACTGATATTAACCGACAGATTGGATGCTAGTAGAGGTTTAGAAGAATTATTCGTTGATGGTGAAGATATTATTTTATATAATGATATGTTTGATTGTATAGAGAAGATGAATTATTACAATGAAAATGAAGAAGAAAGAGAACGAATTGCACACAACGGAATGATGAAAGTGTTACACAATTATACACAAGTACAAGTAGTAGATAAATTAATTGAACAATTTAAAAAATATAAGAAATGTTAAAATACTTAAAACCTATGGATACCAATTTAAAAATGAAAAGATTGGGTCCTGATGAAGATGGTGGATATGTTATGCCTGAAATGGTGTTGGATAAATGTGTTGCATTGTTTACATATGGTGTTGGTAATGAGATAAGATATGAATTAGATTTTTATAATCAATATAAAAAACCAATATTTGTATTTGACCACACAATTGGATATAATCCTCCTGAATTTTTGAATCATACAAGACAAGGATTGGGATTTGACGAAAATATGGATTGTTTTATAAATCATTATTTTCAGAGAAAAATAGATGGTCCTGTTTATCTAAAAGTAGATATTGAGGGTGGTGAGTATCCATATTTTTTAACTGCAGATATTGATATCATTGCAGACCTAACAATTGGATTATCTATTGAAGTACATTGGTTAGAGAAAGATAAAGATAGAGATGATTTTATAAAAATGATGGAACGATTATCTAAAAGATTTACATTGGTTCACACACATGGAAATACTTGGGGTGATATGTTTGATTATGAAGGAAATGATATATTAAATGTCTATGAATTATCATTCATAAATACCGACTACATAACCGATGAAATAAAACCCATTTCAGTAGAATATCCAATTGAAGGATTGGATTATTCAAATAACAGGAATAAAGAAGATTTTAAATTTAATTTTTTTAAAAAGATATAATGGAACAAAAATTTATAATATCATTAACTACCTTACCTAATAGAAATTCATCATTAAAAGAAAATTTAAATTCTTTACTTTCTCAAAACTATACAAATTTTGAAATTCATTTGAATATTCCCAAAAAATCACCTTTAAATGGTGAGTGGGATGAACTAAATATTCCAAAAGACGATAGATTAAAAATATTCTGGGTAGATGATATTGGTGCAATAACAAAATTATACTATACATTAAAACGCACTACTGATAGAATAATAACGGTAGATGATGACTTTATATATCATAGTGAAATGTTAAATGAATATAATAATTTAACACAAATGCTTCCAAATGAAGCTTTGGGATTTGCAGGAATATATCCTGTTGGAATTGAATCTTTTGGTGATTTAAATTTTATTGGATGTTTGCAAAGTCACATATACACTAAAGTTGGTGTATTGGAGGGATATAAGTCCATATGTTATAAACCTGAGTGGTTTGATACTGAATTTTTTAACGAATGGTACAATAAACATTATAACGATGATTTGATAATCAGTAGTTGGTTAGGATATAAAAATATAGACAAATGTGTAATACCATATTCTAATGAAACGATTTTTGAAAATAAAATGTTATCATTTCCATTAGTAAAATCATTAAATAATCCACCATCCGGTCAGCATCATTTTAGACAATATGATGGTGGTAGTTCAGTATCTTATAAAGCATTTTACAATTCCGAATTGGGACAATATATTAAAAAATAAATTATGAATAAGTTACCAATTAGTATAGGAATATTATCCTGGCATAGTGGACAAGTATTAGTAGATACACTAACTACATATTACGAAAATGGATTGTTTGATATGATAAACGATGTTACAATTCTATTTCAGGAGGTAACCCCACAAGACATGGAAATTGCAAGACACTTTGGATTGGATTTTATTGGTCTACAAAAGAATGTAGGAATTGGACAAGCATTTATCCGTTTAACTGAAAATGCAAAAGAGGATTATGTTTTAGTATTAGAACATGATTGGAATTTGATTGAGAATAAACAAACTACATACGATACATTAAAAAGAAGTTATCAAGCAATTGAAATGGGAATGGATGTTGTTAGATTAAGACATAGAGTAAACCCAGGCAATCCTCACTTTTCATTTAGACATAAAGGTAAAGAACTTACTTATTATGATGATGAAATCGGTTGTCAATCTCCACACTTATTAGATTCATTACATTGGTTAGACCCATCGGTTGAATTTCCTGATTTGATAAAGAAATCCGAAGATATGTTTTGGACTACATCTCGATATGGTAATTGGACTAACAATCCATGTCTTTATAAGAAACAATTTTACTTAGATACAGTTAAACCATTCGCGGGTGAAGGAATTGCATTGGAAGGAAACATTAGCAAATGGTGGGCACAACAAGAATATAAAGTAGGACATAACGAAGGATTATTCATGCATAACGATTGGCAAAAATACGGAAAATAAAAATTATAATAATATGGCAAACGGAATTTACAAAATAACAGAAGATTTTGAAAGTGCACTTGGTGGATATACAGGAGCACCATATGTAGTAACTGTTGACAATATGAGTAACGCTTTATTTTTGGCGTTATACTACGAACATCATGTTAAGAAAAGTATTCCAAATGGAGTGGTTTCTATACCTTGTAGAACATACCCATCAGTTCCTTGTGAAATAATTCATGCAGGATTGAAAATTGATTTTGAACCAGTAAAAGGTAAAACCATAAAAGGTTCATACAATTTAAAGGGTAGTAATGTATGGGATAGTGCGTTAAGTTTTACGGCTGATATGTACAAATCAGGAACGCATATGTGTGTTTCATTCACAGGTCCGTATAAACATTTCAAATTAAGTAAAGGTGGTGCAATTTTAACCGATAACGAAGAAGCATACTTTTGGTTCAAACGAGCTAGATATAGTGGTAGAAGAGAATGTTCATATCACGAAGACCACTTTGATATGTTGGGTTGGAATTTCTATATGATGCCTGAATTAGCTGCAAGAGGTTTATTGTTGATGAATCAATTTTATACAACAAAGGGTGAGAAAAAATCTAATCCTGATTTAGAATTACCATACCCAGATTTGAGTAAATTTGAAATTTACAAACAATAATATTTGGAAATAATAAATATATTTCGTATATTTACTAACAAACTATAACATATGCAAAATTTACTTTCTATAATAATTCCATCATATAATAGACCGGAGTTATTAGTAGATACTATAACTAAAATAACTGATAGTTTCAAAACCTTAAATTTTGATGATTATCAGATAGTTGTTGTAAATAGTGGAGTAGATGAAACTAATAAAAAGATAACATCTACTTTTGATAAAAATGTTATCATACACAATATTCCAAATAGATTATATCCTGGTATCGCTAGAAATTTCGGTATTGAAAATTCATCATCAAAATGGGTTTGGTTTGTAGACGATGATGATACCTTTTATGATGAAAATATTCAACACATAATTTCAGCAATACATAATGATGATAGTATAGATGTAATAGCACACTCTTTAAAGTTACAATATAATGATAACATTAGAGAAGATTTAGTAACAAACATCGTATCATTCAAAGAAAAGCAAGAAGTTTTTAATTATCTATTCAAAAGAGATTTAATATCCACACAATTTTCAGATGGAATACACGAAGATATCCGATATGTTACCGAAATACTATTAGCATCTATCAATATTCAAATATTAAATTCAAAGATATACAATAAAATTCAACGTAATGATTCAATTACAAAAGAATTAACCATTGATAGAATTGATGGGTATCTAAATGCAATTACTGAAATTGTAAATATTGATAACCCAATTATTGATGAATTAAAAAATGAAATAGTAACTCAATGTTTGGGTGTAATTTTATATTTAATAAACAATTCTAATGATGATAGTAAATTACAATTTATAAATCATTTAGAAAATACATTCTCAATTGAATTACGAAAACTTATAACTAAACGATACAATAAAAATAATACAAATTTTAAATACGCAGTATCGTTATTCTTAAATAGTACAGATACCAATCAACTTATATCTGATTTAGATTATTGTTTCAAAACATATTTGTCATGTTCTGATTTAAAAAATTCTATATTTTTTGGACCCGAAGAAATTATTGGATGTTGTAAACGTTTTTTCTACAAAGGAAAAATAAAAGGTGATATTGTATTGATGCCAAATTCAACTGATATTACATTGGATACTATTTTAGATAGAAAAAAAGAAGTTGAGGATTTAATCAATATTGATAAGTATGAGGAGTGTGAAGGGTGTCCATATTTACAAAGATTTGAAAAAACAAACGATGAAAAGATAAAATACATTTCATTGGAAAATTTCACATATTGTAATATGCGTTGTACATATTGTTCACCAAAATATTATGGAGGTAGAGAACCATCATATGATACTGATTCAATAATTTCAGATTTAATAAACGGCGATTATTTAGAAAATACTCATATTGTTTGGGGTGGGGGCGAACCTACATTGAAACCAAAATTTGATACTATAACTAAAAACTTATTGGATAGTGAACGAGTTTCAAAAATCAGAGTTCTTACAAATAGTTTGAAATTTTCAGAAAAATTAAATGAAATTTCATCAAATAAAAAAATACGAATTGTAACAAGTATTGATGCAGGAACACAATCTACTTTTAAAGAAATAAGAGGTAAGGGTGATATACGAACTGTATTAGATAATCTTAAAGTATATAAACAATCGATTGATGCACAAGAAAATCTAACGATAAAATACATTTTAACCGAAGATAACTATTTTTCTACTGAATTAACTGAATTTGTTAATTTAATTAAAGAATATGGGTTTGAAGATAATTTTATCCAAATTAGTTGTAATTTCAAATTAGAAGTACCAACTAATGAAATGATATATGCAATATATGAATTAGCCGGAAGATTATTAACTAATGGATTTCAATTTGTATATGTTGATGATTTAATTAGAGATAGATTAAAGATTTCAAATGAAATGGCTGAAAATATATTATCTAATTTAAAAGAAAATAATATATTTCATAAAAATATACTTTCACATCATAGTAATGAAAGTGCAATATTATGGGGAGATGGATACCAATCTAAATGGATAAAAAATAAAACATTATTTGGTAAGGCTGGTAAAGTTACAAAAATAATAACAAATGAAAATGAATTAACTGATTTAGATATATTAAGTGATGATGTAATAATATGTCCTGCAGCAATACAATCATTACCCGATATCTATAAACAAATTAAAAAATCAAATGTCTTACATAAAGTAGTATTTGGAATATTCATATAATGGAAAATAAAATATCAATAGCAGTTATCGGTGGTGGAATTAATTCGGCAGTAGGATATGCACATTATTCTGCAATAAATTTATCAAATAAATTTAAAATAGTAACAGGCACATTTAGTAAAAATTCTGAAATTAATAAACAATCATCAGAAATTTATGGAGTACCATCCGAACGTTTATATACTGATTATAAAACAATGTTATTAAGTGAAAAAGATAATATTGAAGCAGTTGTTATTTTAACTCCAAACAATCAACACATTGAGCAAATCATATACGCAATGGAATTACATATTCCTATCATATGCGAAAAAGCATTAACAACTAACTATAATGAAATTCAACGAATAAAAGAATTAGAAAATAACAATTTTATTTCGGTTGTATTTAATTACGTTTGTTATCCAATGTTGAAAGAACTAAGAGAAATTATCAAACGAGGTGAGTTGGGTAAGATAACTCAACTACAAATAGAAATGCAACAAGAAGGATTTCTTAGATTGAGAGATGGAAACCCAATGAAACCACAAGATTGGAGATTAGTTGATGGTGTAGTTCCAACTATATCATTAGATTTGGGTTCACACACATATTCAATCGTTAAATTCTTAACTGATGAAATTCCAATAGAAACAATTGCTACTGAAAATAGTTTTGGTAATTTTCCAAACGTTATTGATGATATAAATTCAATAATAAATTATTCAAATGATGTAGTTTGTAATATGTGGTATAGTAAATCCGCATTAGGTAATCGAAATGGATTGAAAGTTAGAATATATGGTACAAAGGGAAGTGCCGAATGGTTACAATCAGACTCAGAATATCTAAAAATGGCTGATAATAGTGGTAAACTATATACATTAGATAGAAGTTCCGAACCTTGCTCCACTGCTTCTAAATTACGATACAATAGATTTAAAGTAGGTCATCCTGCAGGATATATTGAGGCTCTTGCAAACTTTTATGAAGATGCATTTGATGATTTAGAAAATTTTAAAATCGGAAATACTGATAGAAGTACATTTGGAATAGAAGAATCCGAAGAATGTATTTTGTTATTAGAAGCAATTTCAAAATCTGCAAAGAATAAGAGTTGGACAAAAGTAAAATAAAATGAAAAAAGCGTTACTATTAGATACAAATGTATCATCGTTACCTATCTATGAATTCCTTATCAATAAAGGATACGATACATATGTTATTGGAGGAAACCCAAATGATTGTTTGGCAAAATACACTACAAATTATATAAACTGCAATTATTCAAACTTAGAACTATTAGAAAATATACTTAACACTTATAATTTTGATGTTATAGTTCCTGGCTGTAATGATATGTCTTACATATCTGCTACAAAAGTAAATGGAAATAATAAATTTTATGGGTTGGATTCTACGGAAGTAACTGAAACTATAAATAATAAAAATAAATTTAGAAACTTCGCACTCTCAAACGGATTGCATGTACCTAACATATTCAGTAAAGAGGAATCGTATAATTCTATTAATCCATTAATAGTAAAACCAGTTGATGCATATAGTGGTAGAGGAGTTTCAGTAATTAAAAATATTGATAAAGATTCTATTGATATTGCAATTAATACTGCAATTAGTTTTTCATCTTCTAAGAATTATTTGATAGAAGAATATATAGAAGGACAATTATATAGTCATACAGCATTTATTTCTAATAAAAAAATATTAATTGATTTTATTGTAATCGAAAATGGCAGTACCAATGAATTTACTGTTGATACAAGTAATGTAGTAACTGATTTTTCAGAATCAATTCTTAATGAAATCAGAACTGATATAGAACATATGAGTGATGTACTAAATTTAGTAGATGGGTTAGTACATACACAATTTATAAAAACAGTAAATTCATTTAAAATATTAGAAATAACTCGTAGATGCCCTGGTGATTTATATAGTTTTTTAATAGAAAAAACCACAGGTTTCAAATACGCAGAATATTACACAAACCCATTTATAAACGAAACTCTTAATGTAGATGATTTTGTATCAACACATAATCATATATTAAGACATACATTATCGGTATCCAATGATACTCCATTTATTGGTGTACATTACAATAGAGAATTAAATATTGATTTATCAATACCAATGAATATAACTGGTACTGAATTAAAAGGAAGTCCATTTGGTAGAATTGGATTATTATTTATTAAATGTAATTCTAATATTGAATTATCTGATATCAAATCTAATATCTTAGATAGAACTTTATATACTATAAAATAAAATATGGAAAACACAATTACGTTTAATTACATGCCTTACATTTATTTTGAATCATATAAAAATGTTTTAAATAATGTTAGATTACATTACCCATCTGCAGATATTTTTATCTATATGGATTCATTTAGAGATGATATTGAAAAATATCGTAAAATATCAACTGAACATAATTGTAAATTTATTGTAAGAGATACTCATGTATTCTATACAAATAGAAACGATTCATTAGAGGTAAATACACCAAAATTAGTTGAAGTATTTGATAGAATAAAACATACTTGTGAAACTACGGATTCCAAATGGATACTAATTTTAGAAGATGATGTTCTAATTAAAAAACCTATTGAATATTGGCCTAAAGCTGATGTTGGTACTTGTAGAAATTATTTTAGACCAGGAGGTGGTTCTATTTTTAACAAAGATGTATTTTTAGATTCTTTTAAAAATATAGATATTTCTAATATTATGAAACGCGTTCCAAATGCAAATTGGGCAGCAGATGTAGTATTAGAAAATATATTCAAAAATAATAATGCTAAATTTGAAGAATGGATTGAATTGGCAGAACCGGAGTATCGTGATAATACAGACCACGCAATTTATCATGGATATAAAGATTTGTATAAATTAGGATAATATGAAATACACAATAGTAGGTTGTATAACGAAATACGGAGTAGATGATATCAAACCATATGTTGAGTCAATCAAACAAAGTGGGTTCAATGGTGAGAAGATAATGTTAGTATATGATGTTTCTAAAGAAGTGATAGAATATTTGGATAAAAATGGTTGGTTAATTGCACAATCCGAATTACAAGAACACATTATTCTACAAAGATTTAGAGATATGTATGCACTTTTACATCAATACGAAACCGATGTAATTATTTGGACTGATGTCAAAGATGTAATATTCCAAAAAGATCCAACGGAATGGTTGAATATGTGGATGAAACAAGACATACTAGCATTTTCAGAATGTATTAAATTAAAAGATGAAAGATGGGCGTGTGTAAATAGTGGAACAACATTTCCGATGGAATGGGAATTTGGTATGAAAGACCAAATTAGTTATTGTGCAGGAACTATTGTTGGTAAAAAGAATTCCATTAGAGATTTATTTATTGAAATATATAGATGGAGTAAAACAACTGCAAATCCAGAACAACTTTCCGACCAAGCAGCATATAATGTTTTGATTAATTTAGAACATTTCAAAAAATCAGTACAATTTGTAACACAGGAAGAAGGATTTGTAACACAATTGGGGGTTGTATTTATGAGACCAAATGAAACACAAAAAATATTAGAACCGGCTCCGATTTACAAAGGAGGTAAATTCTATAATCAAAGTGGTAATGAATTTGTAATAGTTCACCAATACGATAGAGACCCTAAAATTAAAGAAGAAATAAAAAATTTATACAAATGAAAAAAATAGTTATTACAACCTTTATAATGCCAAATGAAATTGATGATTTGGAAAGATTGTTAATGGATTTAAATAAAGCTTCTAAATATATTAGTGGTGAAAATTACGAATTATATTTAGCACTTACATTGTCGGACTTTTTAGTTGATTGGGAAAATTCAAAATTAGATAAAGAATATTTCATAGATAGATTCAATAAACTAAAATCATTAACTGATTGGGCCGGTAAAACTTCATTTCATATTAGAGAAGACATTATGGGATGTACATCATTGAGAAGAATTGCTCATAAAGAATGTATTGATGCGACTCATTTTATTTGGTTAGATACCGATATTGTATTTGATGATAGAATTTTATATTATTTAGAAGCAAGTATAGACAGACTAACGGAAACAGACCCTCACATTGACAAATATGTAATTAGTCCAGAGTGTGTTAAAATTTGGGACACAACTTGGGATTGTTTGGTAAATGAAAACTTTTTAAACAAAGAAGTTGGATATTGTAGAATCAATAATCCATTTAAAGATAGTGGAGAAGTTGGTGATGTTAGTTTAGAAACACTTTTAAATAACGTATCGGGTCAACCTAAAATGAAATTTGGTGGTGGTTGGTTTAATTGTTTATCAAAATCATTATTAGATAGAACCCCTCTACCAGAATCTATGGGACATTATGGTCCAGATGATACATTTATTATGTGGGTTGCAGAGAAATTGAATAAAAATGGTGAACAACTTTATCAGTTTAAATTAAAAAATTATATTGTTTGTGAGAATTATAATTACAGAGATAGAAGTCATTATGATAAATTAATAAAAAGAATTGACAGAAAGGAAGAGTTTAGAAATCAAGCAAATTCAGCATTTACATTGGAAATAGATAAAATAACATAATAGATATTTTATTACTTATAAATTTTTTCAATATTTATATCCGTATACAATTTATAAAATATGAAATTTGAAGTAACACATCCTAAAATTTGGAAAAAGGTAACTGAAAAAAATATTCCAATGAAACATAAGATTCAAATCTATGAAAAATTGGGTGGGGCATATAGATTTGGTGAAGATGGTGGTGAACAGGTCTATAATAAAATGACTGAATTACTTAAAAGTAGAATAAACGAAGGTCCCGAAACTAAAGACCATGAGGTTTCTATGGCAGGTGGTCAATTGGATGATATAATTCGTAACGCAACTGAACTTAAAGGTAAAATTGGAGAACAAGAAATGAATTTACCAGGTTGGATACAAGACCACATTTCACAGGCAATGCAATTTATTAATCAAGCTAACACCGGTTATCACGAATTAGGTGATAAAGAATCATAATGGAAAATTTATATTCAGTATTAATTACCGCAATCACCGTATTAGGTGGAACAACTGCATTTCGTTTCTATGAAAAAAGAGCAATGCGTAAAGAAAGAGATGATGAATTCATTAGACACGATTGCAAAGATAGAATTGCAAAATTAGAAGCATTATTATCTCAGTCATCTAAAGAAAAAGATGAGATGAGAAATATGATTTTAGATTTAACAAAACAAGTAGCTGCATTGACTGTTAAAGTAGAATATCTTACAAAAGAAAATGAAGAACTTGCTAAAAAAGCTAAACCAAAAAAGACTTTATTAAATGGGTAAAAATGGATTCATAGAAGGAATGTGGAACGGCCTAAAAGTTGAATTTGGAAAAGTATATTCAAATTTAAATGCATTTGCGTTCAATCCTATAAATGAAGCTGAAACTAAAAAATTAAGAGTATTTGATTTTGATGATACATTAGTTAAAACAAAATCTCACATATACATTACACATGGTGACGGAAAAAAATCAAAACTAACTCCTGGTGAATATGCAGTATATGAACCAAAAGACGGAGACCAATATGATTTTTCAGATTTTGAACAAGTTAAACAACCACAAGAAATTAAAGGTGTTACTAAATTATTAAAGACAGTTGCAAAAGCAGAAGGTGAAAGAAAGGTTGTAATATTAACTGCGAGAAGTGCATACAAACCTGTTAAGGATTATTTAAAAGACATTGGATTGGATGGGATATATGTAGTAGCATTAGCATCCAATGACCCACAACATAAGGCAGATTGGATTGAAGATAAAATTAAAAAAGGATATAATGATGTATTTTTTATAGATGATTCACATAAAAATATCGTTGCAGTAAATAAGTTAAAAGATAAATATCCAAATATTAAAATGAAGGTTAGTCATGTAAAACATGAAGTACCGGCACTACCAAAACAAGTTGATATGAAAACTCAAAAAAATGATAAAGAGGCAACTAAAGTTAAAAGTCCAAAATCAAACGATATGAGTTTGAAATCGTTGTTACCAAAAGATTTAGATAAAAAAGTTAAGAATCCTGAAACGGGTAAAATGATTAAAGTTAGTTCAGCATTAAAATACGATAAAGATACAAAGGCATATAAAGCGGCACAATTCGCATTAAAAAAGAAATAAGTTATGATATACCTTTTCACAGGTCAACCAGGTAGTGGTAAAACTACTTTGGCTAAGAAGTTACAAATGTGGTTACAAACTGATAAAGCAAATTGGAGAAAATCCGTATTTCATATTGACGGAGACCAGTTAAGAGAATTATTTCCAAACAAAGATTATTCAAAAGAAGGTAGAGAAAAGAATATCCAAAAGGCATTTGATATTGCAAGGTTTTTAGACGATTCTGGGAACGATGTTGTAATTAGTTTAGTTAGTCCATATAAACATTTAAGAGACGAATTTAAGTCTCAATGCAAAGTACAAGAGATATATTGTCACACTAAGAAGATTAGAGGTAGAGAAGATGAGTTTGTATTAGATTATGAACCACCTACCGAATATTTTGTAGATTTGGATACATCGGATAGTCCAGATGAAACTTTTAAAAAACTATTAAAAATAATTATTTGATATACTTATAATTACAATTAAATAGTTATTAGTATGGAAAATGAAGAAATTCAACAAGAAAATTTTTTCCCAAATATAGAGGAAAGACCGAAGGGAAAGAGAGGAATTGGTGCCAGGCCTCTACTTGAATCACAAATTAAAGCTGCACAAGAAAAATCACGTTCTGCATTTGAAGCCGCAAGATTGTTAGGTGTATCTTATAACACTTATAAAAAATATGCCAAACTTTATGGTATATTTGAAGACTTAAAAAATCCATATGGTATTGGTATTGAAAAAGCAAAAGCAATCAAAAACAAAAAATATCATATTGATGATATTATAGATGGCAAACATTTACATTACCCATTACACAAATTCAAAAATAAATTATTTACAAGTGGATATATTCCAAAGGTTTGTAGTAGTTGTGGATTTAGTGAAGAAAGAATCACCGATGGTAAAATGCCATTACTTATAGATTTTTTAGATGGTAATTTGAATAATCGTAAATTAGACAACATTCGTCCACTTTGTTATAATTGTTTCTTCTTATTAGTGGGAGAAAGAAATGTTAAAAATTGGTATGCAGAAAATGGTGGACAAATAACTGAGGCCGAAGAAAAACTTTTGGAAAATCAATAAATTTATTGTATATTTATATATGACTAAAATCATAATTTATGGCATATAGTGATAAAGTTTTAGACCATTATTCCAACCCAAAAAATGTTGGAACTTTGGACAAATCTAAACCAAATGTAGGAACTGGATTAGTGGGCGCACCAGAATGTGGTGATGTAATGAGATTACAAATAGAAGTTGAAGATGGTATTATAACAGATGCAAAATTTAAAACATTTGGTTGTGGTTCTGCAATTGCAGCATCCTCTCTTGCAACCGAATGGTTAAAAGGAATGTCTTTGGATGAAGCCGTTAAGATGGACAATATGTCTTTGGTAGAAGAATTGAATCTACCACCCGTTAAAATACATTGTTCAGTTTTGGCAGAAGACGCAATTAAATCAGCAGTAAACGACTATCGTAAGAAACAGGGTTTAGAAGAATTGATATTTGAAGAAACACATATCTAATGGTAACAGTATCAGAAACGGCAGCTAAAAAATTAAACTCACTCATTGAAGAAAGTGGATTTCAAACTCCCTTTGTTAGAGTGGCAGTTAAAGGTGGTGGGTGTAGTGGTCTATCTTATGACCTTTCATTTGATACCGAAAAACAACCTGATGATACACTTGCAGAAAACAATGGAGTAAAAATTTTAATAGACAATAAATCGTTACTATATCTTTTCGGAACTGAATTGGATTTTTCAGACGGACTTAATGGTAAGGGTTTCCAATTTATAAACCCCAATGCATCCCGAACCTGTGGGTGTGGTGAAAGTTTTGCACTCTAATATTATTAAATTGTTACTAAATAAGTTATGTCACTAAAATCATCTAAAGAAAACAATAGTAAAACAGAAAAACCTACAAAATTTGAATACATATTTGAAGATGAAGAATCAAAATCTATATGGAAGTATGATTTGAAGAAATTCCCGAATGGGCCCATCTCGGTTGAATATCATTGGAAGTCACACTACCTTAAAGAATTGGCAATTCGTCAAAAAAGAGGAAGATAATTTGGTAATATCAAAAATCTTTCTTATATTTAGTTAACAAACAAAAAACAGAATTATGGCTAGTAAGAAGCAAGAAATTTTTGAAACAATGAAATCGTTGTTCGTAAAATTTGAAGAAGAGCACAACAAGACAACAAAAGTATCTCAAAAGAATGCAAGAACGCATATCGGTGACTTAAAAAAATTAGTTACAGATTATCGTCAGGCCTCAGTAGAAGAAACTAAAACATCAAATTAAACCCAACAGGGTGGAACATATCGTCTCCACCCTTTATTTTTTAACAAAAAACAAAACAAACATGAAAAAAACGATTCTATCGTTGTTCCTTTCAGTATCAGTTTTAATGGGATTCGGTCAAGTTACCACATCCTCTATTTCTGGTGTAGTTAAGAACGAAAAACAAGAAGTGTTGGTAGGTGCTACAATACATGTAGTTCACAC